CTCCGGGACGTGATCGGGCTCACCCGGACGTGCCTGCAGAAAGCCCGCCGGCCTCGCCGCTACGACCGGGTGCCGGCCGAGGCGGATCTGCACCGGGACTGGGGCGCCTGGCTGGCCAACGGCTACCGGGCGCTGGTCGACTGGTTGGATGAATCCAACCGCTGGGACCGGCTCCGAACGCACCTGGCACTGGCGCATCCCGACCGGGTCGTGCAACAGGCCCTGGGCCGGACGGTGGAAAAAGCGCTTTCGGTCCGGGACCTGGCGTTCTTCGCCGAACTGCTGGCCGATTTCTTCTGGTTCGGCGAACGCTCGCTGGCCGAGAAGGCGGCGGCGATCGTGGAGCTGCATCATTTCGCGGTTTATGCGGATGCCGCCCGGTTCGCTCTGGGCAAGCTCGGCGTAGCCGCGGATTTCGATCTGCGCAACGAGGCCGTCCGGGACGCGATCTGGGCGCGTCAGGATGCGGCGGTGTTCGCCGGCCGCACCGGCATTGACCGGGCCTGCGCGGTCATCGTGGAGCATCTGTTCGAGCTCGGCGACGGCCCCACAAGCACGCGCTTTTTGGAAGCGCTGCAGAATGCCCTCGGCTATGAGGCCGAGTGGCAGGCCCAGCGGTTCGCCCAGACGGAAATCGGCATTATCGCCGAGCAGGCTCAACGCGACGTGTACACGCGCAGCGGGGTCGAGGCCAAGTCGTGGCGGCACTCCGGCCGCGCCACCGGCCGGCCGGGCCACATCAAGCTCGACGGTGTAGTAGTGGGCATCGGGGAGAAGTTCCGCCTCGAAGGGGCGGACGGCCAGATCCATGCGTGTGACGGTCCACTGGATCCGGCGCTCCCGGTCGGCGAGGTGGTCAACTGCGGGTGCACCACGGATCCGGTGTTCCGAGAGGATCAGGAATTTTTCAACGCCTGGACGGGGGCATGATGGACGCCAAGCGATATCTGTTCAAGGCCCAGACCGACCGCTACGAGGCCGAGGAAGGCGTGCTCTACGGCTGGGGTTCGGTGGCCGAAGTCGAGGATCTCGAAGGCGAGATCGTGGCGATCGAGGAGCTGGTGCCCATGATCCACGCCTTCATGGTGGCCTATTATGCCGGTCGGACGACGATCAAGATCAATCACGACGAACCGGCCGACGCGGTGATCGTCGAGAGCACACCCCAGTATTTCGGCGGCCGGCTGCGCTGGTATGTCGGCATCATGCTTCTGAGCGAGGCGCTGCGCGAGCAGGCCCGCCGGGGCGAGATCGTGGGCTTCAGCATCCACGGCGAAGCCGTGCGGGAGGAGACGAATGCCTAAGAAACTGCGCCAGATCGTCCTGGACGAACTGAGCCTGGTCGTCAAGCCGTTCCGGCCCGTCAATCCGGAAGCCAAATCCCCGGTATACAAATCCGGACAGGAGGACAATATGAAGGAAAATCTGAAGGATCTGTTGCAGAAGGCGCTGGGCGTGGTTGACGGCCACGCCGAAACGCCCCCGCCCGCCACTCCGCCCCCCGCCCAGAAGCCGGCCGAGCCGGTGGAGAAGGGCAAGACGGTGGAGACCAGCACCTACACCAGCCAGAGCCAGACTGTGCGCGAGGATGCCGGCGGCGGCGCGACGCCGGTGCAGATGGCCGCCCCGGCTCCGGTCCCGGCTGCGCCGGCGGCCTCGGCCCCGACTGCCGAAGACCGCGTGGTCAAAGCGGTGGTCGAGGTGATCAAACCGGTGGCCGACGAGGTGCGCGCGTTCGGCCGGCGGGTGGAAGCCCTGGAGAAGACCGTGCCGGCATCCAGCCGGATCACGGTGGGCGAACCGCTGAACAAGGCGGCCCGGTTCCCGGAATTCAGCCGCTACCTGGAGCAGACCGCCGGGCAGCGACTGAGCAAGGCGGCCATCCTCACCAGCGATTTCACCTACGGCCTCACCGAAGAGGAATCGGCTCGGTTCATCGACTACATGGTGGACCAGAGCGCCCTGCTCAAGCGGATCCGCACCCCCCGGCTCAACGCCCACCAGACCAAGATCGACAAGCTCGGCCTGGGCACCAATGTGCTCAAGAAGCAGACCCAGGGCACCGACCCCGGCGAAACGGTGAGCGTGACCACCTCCCAGATCGCCCTCAACCCGAAAGACATCATCGCGGTGGTCCGCATCACCGACAACGTCCTGGCCGACAACATCGAAGGCGAGGCGTTCCTGCAGCACCTGCTCAACATGGTGTCCCGCTCCGCCTCCAACGAACTGGAGCTCGCCGGCATGATGGCCGACGATGCGGTGCCCGACACCTACATCATGGACATCTGGGATGGCTGGTACACCCGGGCCATCGCGGGCGGTTCCGGCGCCCACATCACCGACGCCACCGGTGACGCCGACCGCTACTGGCCGGGCACCGATCAGGCCAAGGCGGTCAAGCTCCTCAAGACGCTGCCGCACAAGTACCGCCTCGACCCGGCGCTGCTGGCCTGGATCCAGAACCCGGACATCTACCTGGACTACCAGGACACCCTGGCCGGCCGCGAAACCGGTCTGGGCGACCAGAGCGTGACCGGCCGCACCGATGTGCCCTTGCGCGGCATCGCCAACATCCGGATGCCGCTGCTGCCCACCAACCTGACCGTCGGCGGCGGAACCGACGGCACGTTCATCATGCTCACCAACCCTCAGAACCTGATCATGGGCTTTCGGAAGCAGATCACCATCGAGAGCGACCGCCTGCCGCGGCTGTCCGCCACCGATTGGGTCATCACCTTCCGGGCAGACGTCCAGGTGGAGAACCTCGACGCCGTGGCGATCTACAAGAACGCCAAAGTGAAGTAGCAACCACCGGCGGGATCCCGAACCGTCGGGATCCCGCCGTATCCACCCAGGAGTGCGACATGGACGAGAAAAAAACGCGATACGGCGTCATGATCGGCGGACAGGGCAGCTACCGCTTCGGCGTGCTGGAGTTCCTGCCCGGGCTGGTCGTGCCCATTCCTGCCGGCACGGTCGTGCCAGAGGGTTCCGTGCGGACGTTCGATGACAAGAAGGCCGCCGAGAAGTTTGCCAAGGAAACGAACCAGCCGCCGCCGGTCAAGCGGCTGGTCTGATCGGACCCCCAGTGTTGACGGTTTGCGGGCGGCTCTGTGCGGGCCGCCCGCCATCCGCGAGCGCTGGAGGCGGACATGGGCTTGATCAATTGGAGCTATTACAAAGCCTGGGCGGAGCTGCCCGACGATGGTCTCAAGGCGGTCATTGAACCCATCATCGAGGCGGCCAGCGCCGCCATCATCCGGTATTGTCGCCGGCCGTTCACTTCGACGGCGGTCACCGGCGAGACGTATGACGGCGATGGCACACCGGTGCTTTGGCTCCGCCAGACACCCGTGCTGGCGGTGAGCGCGGTGCGCATCGCGGGCGAAACCGTGGATGCCGGGGCCTATGTCTGGAAATCCAACGGCCGGCTGGTGCTGCTCGACACCACCCACAACATCCGGCTGGTCTGGACCGGAACCTTCCCCAAGGGCACGCAGAATGTCGCCGTGGATTACTCGGCCGGCTACGCGGCCGTGCCGGCGTCCATCCAGCTCGCCTGCGCCGAGCTGACGGCCTACTGGTACAACCGCGGCCGCCAGGTGGGCATCGCCGCCAAGAGCGCCAAGGCGGGTTCGCAGCAATACACCGCCGAAGAGGATATGCCGTTCATCGTCCGAATGAAGCTCAATCCGTATTTCCGGGTGGGCCCGGGCGTGGTGTGATATGGGATTCATTACCTTCAACTGGGATCAGCCGGACATCCACCGCCAGGTGGAGGATGAATTGCGCCGCCGGTCGCGCTTCGTGCAGACGATCCCGGCCCGGGCCGTTGAGCGCGGCGCGGCGCTGCTGACCCGGATGGTGCGCGCCAAGATTCAGGACAAGGGGCTGCAGGTCAGCCGGACCATGCTCCGTTCGGTGGGCTATGTGATCGAGCGGATCAACGACGAGTTGATCCAGGCCCGGGTGGGCTTCCCCATCGGGATCCGGTATCCGCGTTACCTGGAGGAGGGCACGGGCCTGTATGGCCCGCTCAAGCAGCTCATCCGGCCGCGGACGAAAAAAGCCCTGGCCTGGGGCCAGCGGATTGTCCTGCCTGGCGGACGCAGCGGCCGGGAATTTGTCCGCCGATCAGTCAAGGGCATCCGTCCCACGAGATTTTTCAGCGAGGCGGTGACCGCGTTTCTGCCGCGCTATATCGAGATCATCGATCAGGAAACGATGAGGTCAGCCGGTGGCGAATCTGAATGATGACATCACCACGGCTCTGGTGGCCAAGATCGGCGCGGACGCCTGGTTCGCCAATCCGGCCAATTGCCGGACGCTGACCGACGATGTGCCGGAAAGCCTGTTTCCGACCGAGGAATTCACCGAGTGCTTCCGCACGTCCGACATGCCGGCGGTGGGCGTGCTGGCGGGTCTGGAGAAGACGGGCGCCACCGGCGCCACCACGGGCGAGTTGCGTCACGAGGTCCCGGTAAAGCTCGTGGGCGTGCTGGTCCGCACGCGGAAGAAGGATGCCTGGGCGGCGGCCAATGAGATGCTCGGCCAACTCCTTCGCGTGCTGCAGGCGGTGCGCACCAGCGCCAACCGCCTGAATGTGTCGGGCCGGGGCAACTTCATCCGGACGGCCGGTGGCATCGTGGACGTGGTCCGCGGCGAGGGCGTCTGGTACGGCCTGCTGGAGGCCGACGCGACTGTAGTGGTTCAGCGTGAATGTTAGGAGGTGCGACATGACGGTGAAATGCACCGTGCCGGTGAGGCTGTACGGCGAATTCGCCGGCGAATACGAACGCGATGCGATCTATCCGGACGATCGCCTGGCGGCGGTGGCGCCCAAGCATTTCGAGTCGGTGCCGGATATCGGAACACGAGAGCCGGTCCGGGCCGCTGAATGCCCGGATGACGGAACGCCGCCGGATACCCCGACTGAATCCAAAACCAAACGGAGGAAATAACAATGGGACTCACCTCGATTTCTGGCGGCTGGCGCGGATTCTCCCTGGCCAAGGAGACCGCCCTCGGCACGCCTCAGACAGTGGATGCCAGCATGAACTTCACCGGCGAGCCGATGGAGGCGGAGCCGGCCAAGACCTGGACCGACCAGGACGAGTTCACCGGCGAACTGGCGGCCACCCGCCAGCAACACATCACCCATAAGCTGGAAGGGAAGCACGCCCAGAATCTGATGCCGCACAACGCGGCACTCTTCCTGGCCTGGCTCACCGGCAAGATCACCACCACCGACCCCAGCGATCCGAACCAGGCGACGGTGCGCAAGCACCTGATCGCCACCGACAAGACGGCCATCCTCCTGCCCACCCGGACCGTCCGAGAATACGACGGGGCCAACTGCCTGGAGTTCCCCGGGGTGGCGTGCGCCGAGGTGACTCTCCAGGGGGCCCGGGAGGACTTCATCAAGATCGAGGCGTCGATGATCGGCATGGGCAAGGAGACGGTGATCACCCCGGTGCCCAGCCGGCCGGCCCAGGCGAGCGAATCCTATCTGCTGTACGGCGACTGCAACCTCAAACTCGGCGGGACCTACGACGGCGACGCGGTCACCGGCGGCACGGCCATCAGCGCCCGGGTGCGGGACTTCAAGGCCACCTTCAAGAACTCGGCCAAGATGGACTACCTGTTCGGCGACGCCACAGGCTATGGCGGCCGGGTGATCCGAGGCCGCTTGCTGCCGGTGGACCTGGAGATGAGCCTGGAGTTCGAGGACCGCACCGAGAAGACCAAGCTGCTGAGCTGCGAGACGTTCATCCTGGAGATCCCCATCGTCGGTGCCCTGATCGGCAGCTCGCTCGTCAACAAATTCACCGTCCGGCCGGTCTTCCCCAAGGTTTGTTACAACAAGGCCAAGCGGGGCGTGGATGACGGTCTGCTGATCCTCAACGCCGGCTTCACCGTGCTGGCCGACGCGACCTACGGGCCCTACCACATTCACATCATCAATGAGCAGACCCAATACCTGTAAAAAGGAGGAACCATGCAGATCACCAACGAAATCCGGTTCAAGCACTTTGAGGGGAGCGAATCCATCACCGTGGTGCTCCGACAGCCCACCTCCGAGGAAGTGAGCCGCTTCCTCAAAGCGCGCTTCCCCAGTGTCCGGAACAAGACCATCAACCAGCGGGCGGAGGCGCAGATCGCCTTCATCGACCGGATTCTGGTCGGTGTCGACGGGCTTACCGTGGCCAATGCCGCCGGCGAGCAGATCCCAGTCGGACCCGGCATGGCGCTGACCGAAGCGGACACGATTGCCTGGCAACAGCGGTTCGGCTGGAAGGTCGCCTCCTGGAAGGATCTGATCCCGTCGTACTGGAAAACCTCGTGGGCGTTGCGATTCGAGGAAAACGCCGCTCCGGCTATGGAGGACGAAGCCGGCCCGGACCCTTTGTAGACGACGTGGCCTGGGACTATCTGTTGCAGGACATCCCGGGTTTAATCCGATTCTGTCAGCGCACCTGCAATGTGATTCATGAAGCGGCACGACCGGAGGCGCAATGTCTGCAGTGTCCCAAACGGGAAAAGATCGCCAATTACAGCGAGGACTTTCACGACTACATGCAGACCATGCTCGATTTGTATGACCGGCAACAGGCCGGCTGGCGCATCCGGAACAACGATCTCGACCTGGCTGACTGGCGGGTGCTGGCCCGGATCCGGGAATTCTATGAGCTCAAGCGCCACGAGAATCTGAAGGCGCTGGTGCCACCGAGGAGCTAGTCCGAATGGAACTGAACCGGGAGATGGCAGTCACGCTGCACGGGCGATACCGGGATGACATCTCGCCTGGGATCGCGCGCACCCAGCAGATCGTCGAGCAGAACATGCGGCAGATCAGCGCCGCACAAAGCCGGACGGCGACCGTCGATTCCGAGACCGCCAACCGGTGGATTCTGGCCGCACAACGGGTCCGGCTGACGGAACAGAAGCGTCTGGATCTGGATTACCAAAACGCCGTCGCTAAGATGCACAAGCTGGAGTTTGCCTCCGCGGCGGACAAGGAAAATCTGTTGCTGGAGTTGCGCCGCACGCATATCTTTAAAACCCAACAACTCCAGGAGAAGGCATCCGCGGCTGCGGCAGCCACCGCGATCGGTACTGTGACGGCCGTCGCGGCGGCGGCAGCGGCGGCGCTGGCCGTCACCAGCGCCGCGGTCTATGCAGTCATATCAACCATCGCCGGCGCGGTGGAGCGGGCCGTCGCCTTGGGTGAGGAAACCAACCGGCTAGCGGTTCAGCTGAATCTCACGGCGGAGAAACTGTCGGCCCTCGGTTACGCGGCGGAACAGAACGAAAGCAGCATCGGCAGCCTGGCGCAATCCATGCGGTTCCTGAGCGTCGCCATGAACGCGGCGGCGGAAGGTTCTCAGGAGCAGATCGGCCTGTTCCAACGCATGGGCGTCGAATTTCGAGACGCCGCCACGGGCGGGCTGCGGGATCCACTGGCTGTTTTTATCGATCTGGCGCGCCAGATGCAAGGCAGCCGGGATCAGGCGCTGCTGACCGCGGTGGCTGTGAAATTGTTTGGCCGCTCGGCCGACGAGCTGCTCCCCCTGATCCGCAATATCGATGCGTTTGAAGCATCCATGCGCGAAGCCCAGGCGATGGGATTCATTATCACCACGGAGGAGGCACGGCTGGCGGACGATTTTGCGGACAGCCTGGGCACAATGTCCAAGATGGTGGATGTTCTGGCCCGGTCCGTCGCGGCCGAGCTGCTGCCGGTGATGATGGAACTGGTCCGGGAGGCGAAGTCCTGGTGGCTGGCAAACCACGAAGCGGTCTCCGCGGACGTGCGGTTGCTGTTCCGCGAAGTGGCCGCCCTGCTGCGGGAGATCGTGGCCGTTGCCAAGGACAGCGGGGCCTCGATCAGCGATGCGTTCCGGCTGGCGACATCCGCCGGCTTGCTGTTTGTGGGGATGCTGAGTAATGCGGCGTCCGGCTGGTACCGCTTGCAGGAGGGCGCGGCCTCGGCCCAATCGATGGCCGCGGCCTTCCTGGGACAGTTCGAGGCGGCGGGGAAATTTGCGGCCGAGGCCCGCCGGGCCGGTGAGATGGCCGAGCGGCTGGAGCAGATCGCCGAGAGGTCCTCCCGGACGGCGGTGGATGTGATGACCGGCGCGGCGGAGAAAATGTTCCAGCAGGCCCAGGCGGCGGCTGAACTCATGCGGGCCATGCCGGTGGCGGCCCATGCGCCGAGTCAGCCGCCCAAGGCCCCGGCACCGCCGGATGAAGAGGCTGTCCGCCAGAACAAGGAGATCGACCGGTTGATCCTGGCCGCCCGGCGGGACCGGATGTCGGAGGAGGAGCGGCTGCTGTTCGATTATCAGCAGAAAGTGGCGGATATTTATGGCATGACCAAGGTCAAACATCAGAAGCAGGAAGAGTTGATCTACCTGGAAACACTCAATTACAACCAGAAAGCACTGGATCTGTTTGAGCGCCGCGCCCAGGCGGAGCGTGATTTTCAAGAAACCGCCGCTGCTGGGATCCGTGCGAATTCCCAGCGAATTCTGGATGAGGCAACCGAAGGCGCCGATCAATTTGCCCATGAGATGCTGGCCAAGGTCCGGCAACTGAACCAGGACATGGAACAGGAAACCCGGGCCGCCGAGCGACGCCAGCAGGCTGCGTATCAGGCGCTGCTCGACAGCATTGCGATTGCCGGCGAGCGTCAGCGCGTTGCCGTTGAACTGGATTTCGATCTGTCGCCCGATGCGCGGGAAAAGCAGCTGGCCTATATTGACATGATGACCGAGATCCGCTACCTGGAAGCGGAATTTGCCGGGCTGTCACCCGAAGAACAGACCGCACAACGCGGAAATTACTTTGAGCGCATGAACCTGGCCGCGCAGCGATACCAAGGCACACTGCGTCGGCTGGAACGTGAATATAGCATGCTGCGCAACCTGACCGGCGTGCTGACCCAGGCGTTTCAGGCCAGCTTTCAGGCGGCCATATTGGGTCAGGAATCATTCGGTGTGGCCATGCGCAAAGCCGTGGCGGAATACATCGCCAGCCAGGCAGCGTTAGCTGCAGTCGGGGCGATTGTGGAGACCGCCCACGGATTTGCAGCTCTGGCAACGCATCGATATCAAGATGCAGCATTCCATTTTCAGGCCGCCGCCTTTTATGCAACGGTGGCCGCAGTGGCCGGGGTGGCAGCTCGTGCCCTTTCCGGTGGCGGCAGTTCAGGCGGTGGCACGGGTGGAGGCGAAACGGAGAACTACGGCCCCCGGGAATACACTTCCGAGGACATCGCCCGGATCCGCGCCCAGGGCCGGAGCGACACCGCAACAGGCGCCGGCGAATCGGCCGCGGACGCGCAGCGGCCCATCGTGGTGAACCATTTTCACAACAAAATCCTCACGCCTGATGTGGCTAACACCAAGCGTTGGTTCGATAAACATCAAGCCATCTTCACCCGCGGCGCAGCGGTGGAGATGGCCAGAAATCCGGCAGTGGCCAAGGCGATTGGCCAACTGGCCACCCGGGAGCGCTAACCGATGCCATTGCCCGATTTTCCACTCAGCCCATTCAGTGACTACGGACTCAAACGGATCACCGGCTTCAAAACTTTGGTGCATCCGCTGGGCGACGGCTACGAGCAGCGCATCGGCAAGCAACCGAGCGGCGCGTTACACCGGTTCGCTCTGGTTCTGAAAAACCGCCTCACGTCGGACATGGCGACCAATCTGTATGCGTTTTTCAAGGCGCGCAAAGGGCGCTTGGAGGCATTCAACGTGACGGATGTCACGCAGCAGGGGACGCCGGTCACGCGCAAGGTGCGCTTCGAAGAGGACGAACTCGAAGAGGAATTTTTCTATACGCTGCTTGAAAACGCGCAGCTCACGATTCAGGAAATACGCTGATGCGCTCGCTGGAAACCAACATTGCCACCGCCATCGCCGCCGAGGAAATTCAGGGTTTGTTCTGGCTGGCGGAGCTGGTGCTGCCTGGCGGCACGCAGTATTTTTCGGAGTCAGGAATCTTCGAGTGGAACAGCCATACCTGGCAGCCGTTCCTGGACCCGGAAAATCCCCACGATGGCCTCAAATTCAATCTCAAATGCGACGAGAAATTGGAAACCGCCATCAACCTGGTCAACATCAATCATGGCATCAGCGACCTGTTCGCCACCAACGATCCCCAGGGCTGCGTCTGCAAAATCTACATCTACCACCAGGCGTCGAATACCGGCCAGATGCTCGTCCGGGGCATCATGGGCAAACCCGAGCGCCTGACGGATACTATTATCTCCGTACCGGTCTCCAGCTACCTGCACGGGCCGCTGACCAAGCTGCCGTCGCGGGTGATTTGCCGGACCTGCGGCCTGCAGTTCGCCGACGGTCTGGATTGCCCGTATGATCCGGCCGGCGGTTATGGCAACGTGGATCCAGGCACCGGCTTGCCGTATACGTTCTGCCCCAAGTCGAGCACCGCCTGTACCGCTCGGGGCATGCGGTCCGCTGGCCCGACCAATTTGGATTACTTCGGCGGGTTTGAACAATGGCGGATGACAGCCCGGGGGAAACTGAACAACTCCGGTTTCCTGAATATCGGACGGAAATCATACACCAGCGAAGCGGAGGTGTATGACAATTTTCTGGGTAAAGCGCTGCCGCTGGTCTATGGGGAAATGCGGTTGCCTGGCATCGTCTATTTTCAGACGGATGAAAGCGAATTCCGACTGGTGGGTGCGTTCATCGGTGAAGGTCAGATGCAGGAATCGATTGAGATTCTGGCCAACGGCCAACCCACTCACGATTTCAAGTACGAGCCCTTTTTCACCCACGGTTTCCCGGGGCAGGAAGTACCGGTGTACAACGGCTATGACGCCGATCCGTTCAGTTGCACGTCGCTGGCCATCATCCGCATCCGGGACGAAGTGGCGCTGCAGCCCGATCGAAGCGCCGAATTGAGCTGGCGCGGCAAGGGCCGGACCATGCGGGTGTACTACTGGACCGGCAGCGAATGGCTGTACAACGACACCGTTTACTCCAATGACCCCATCGATATCTGGATGGACCTGCTGGCCCGCCGGCGGGGCGGGCTGGGTCTGGGCTATGATGTGATTACCAAGACCGTGTGCAATGAGCGGACCTATTCGGCCCAGGTGATCACGGACGTGGATGGCGTCCAACGCAAGCGCTACACGTTCAACGGCGCCATTCAGGATCATCAGCCGGCGGGCGACATCCTGGAACGGATCCGGGATGAGTTCTCCATGTTTTACCGGGATTACGGTGATCAGATCACCTATGGATTCATCCGACCGAATCAATCCTCCGTGTTCACCTTCAGCGAAGTCGCCCGGACGGTCGTGTCGAATGAGGATGGATCGACCACCATTGAAATATCCGAAAAGTCGCTGGAGGATGTGCCCAACCGGGCCTATTTCAGCTTTCTCGATGCGGCCAACCATTGGGAGAAGACCACCTTCCACCTCGAAAGCCAGGAGCAGATCGAGCGCGCCGGCCGCGTTGTAGATGAAAGCCGGTTTCTGGTGGCCACGACCAATGTCGGCCAGGCGTTGCGCATAGCCAGCAATTGGATGGAACGGGCGATCAGCGGCAACTGGTTTTTCAACCTGTCGGCGCCCGTCAAGGCCCTGGCGGTGGAAGTGGGCGACGTGGTCACGGTGACGGATGACAAGATCCCGGGCGGATCCGACACGTTCCTGGTCACCGGCATCGAACTGGCCGCTGATTTCTCAATGAAATTCGACGGGCAGCTCTACCGGTCCGCATTCTATGACGATGCGGTGGATGATGCCTTTGAGGATCTGCTGCGCGGGACGCCGGAAAACCCGCTGCGGCCGCCGGCGGAGGTGGAGAATCTGGCGGCGGCGGAGACGGTGGTCGTGACGCCGGAGGGGGCGACGCGGTCGGAGATCGCGGTGACGTGGACGCTCCCGGAGGATAAGCTCTGGAAGGAGGCGGAGGTCTGGTATCGGGACGTCCTCCGGGATCCGGCGGACGCGTGGACGCTGGGGGATGTGACGAACGGAACGGCGGGCGGCTTCGTGCTGGAGGCGAACGAGTACCGTCTGCTGAAGATCCGGGTCCGGTCCGTCTCGCGGTACGGGATCCGGCGGGACTTGAACGCGGACGAGATCCCGGAGGTCGAGCTGCTGGCGGACGGCTCCCCGGACGCGGGCGTCCCGGATGCTCCGGTCAATCTCCTGGTCCGGACGCGCTCCGATGACGCGACGATCCCGGAGAACGTGTTCCGGGTGACGTTCGACGCGGGCGCGGCGAACTGGAAGGGCGTCCATACGATCTATATCGAGACGAACGCGACGCTTCCCTTCTCCGACGGGACGGTTCAGGTCTCGAATGGTCAATCCGTCTCCGGTTCGGCGGGGGCGATCATCGCGGGCGACTCGAAGATCACGGACGAGACGAAGAGCTGGACGCCGGACGATCCGGCGTTGGTCGGTTGTATCGCGATCCTGGAAGACGCGGGCGGGGATATTCAGGGGCGGATGGTGACGGGGAACACGGCGACGGAGATTCTGACGAGCGGTCCTTGGTATCGTCCGACGGGGAGTTATGTGTATCGAGTGGTCTCGAACTTCACGCGGGAGAACTTCCGGGGATATCAGTTCGAGGTCAAGCGGGGCGATTTCAATCCCCTTCAGGGTACGTTCGCGTTCGATATCCCGTTGACGAATGTCGCGCTGTACTTCCGGGTCGCGGCGTTCAACGCGTTTGGGATCAGCGATTGGACGGTCACGGCGGCGGCGATCTCGAATGTTCCGGGGTACGATACGACGCAAGCGCCCAAGGTGACCGGCTTCACCGTGACCCACGACGGCTACGTCGCCCCGGACGGCGGCCAGCGCGTTCTCTGCACCGTCCAATTCACCCCGCCCTTCCCCCTGGGCAATTTCAGCCACCTGCTGGTCCTGGCCGACTACCCCATCGAATCCGGCAGCGGCATGGAGGCCGGCATGGGCGGCCAGGCCGGCGCCGGCTACTTCACCCACCGCATCGGCGAATTTTGGGACAGCAACGTCCAATTCATTTCCCAGCCGACCACCGAACCCGTTTACTTTTACGGCATCAGCATCAACGCCGACGGCTACTACAACCCCGACTGGTACGATGACGGCGACTACGTCGAATACCAGACCACGCTGACGGCCGATGACAACCCGCCCGGCCAGGTCCAGAATGTGGATCCGGAATACATCCCCGGCGTCGGCCTCCAGGTGAAATGGGACGCCCTGGCGGCGGCCGACATCGCCAGCTACGAGATCCACTACCGCAAAGCGGCCACCGAAGGCGGCCTGGCGACAGCGACCTGGACCGACCTGGACAACACCCGGTCGACCTTCGCCGCCCTGGGCGTGACCCCAGCCGACAGCGGCTACTGGTTCCAATTCCGAGTGCGTGGCGTGGACAACATCGGCCAGGCCGGCACCTGGGGAGAGAGCGCCGGAGCGCAGGCCTACGGCACCACCCTGCACCCGGTGAGCGCCCCGATCAACCTGGACGTCGGCAAGACCTGGGAATACCAGGCCGGCGTCCCCATCATCCACCTGGCGATCAATTGGGACAATCCGACCGACCCCTACTACGGCGGCTGCGAAGTGTGGATCATCGACGCCGACGGCGGCGAGCGCTGGGACCTGGTCCCGGCCGGCTACTCGGCCACAGGCCTGGCCCTGGTCGGCGACGGCCGGACCATCCAGGTCCACCTGTACCCCATGAACACCGCCGGCCTGGTCCCCGATTACGGCACCTACGCCGCCAGCGGCAACATTGTCCTGACCCCGGACACCGTCGACGTGCCGGAGCCGGACATCACCGCCCGCGACGGCGTCAACTGCGTGTACCTGACCGCCGAGATCCCGGCCTGGGGAACCTTCCAAAAGCCCTACAGCGACCTCGAAATTTACATCAACAGCACGAACAGCGGCACCGGCAGCACCAAGATTTTAAACACGCCGGTCGGCCATTCGAGCGGCAGCACCGAGCGGATGGGCCTGACGATCCCCTTCCCCCTGCTGGCCGACATCGGCGGCACCTGGAGCCAAGGCACCCAATATTACTTTTTCGCCAAGCTGGTGGACCGCGCCGGAAACACCAGCGGCTACTCGGCCGACACCGACAATTCTGCGGTGTTCCTGCCGGGCGACCTGACCGACACGGGTGTGGCCGACTTCAACAACGCCGAAGAGATCATGCGGTTCGCCGCAGCGGATCGATACCTGCTGGTCGCGTGGAACGCCCCGACCATCAACGGCACGAGCGTCTACGAGACGCAGATCCAGATCAGCGACGAGAGTTTGTTTGCTAGACCCGTAATCAACGCGACGTATAACTCGAAGTCGGGAGGACACACGTTCGTTCCGGCGGTGAACGGGACGTTCTACATTCGCGTCCGCTACCGGAACAACAGCCCGGCTGAGTGGTCGAGCTGGTTCGGTCGCGCCAAGGGCGACGGGACGACCTACGCGACCGTCCGCACCATCGCCGACCAGACGGGTGACACCGGAAAGATGGTCGGCACCGACATCGAATACCAGACCACCGACCTGACCGGCAAGGACAACATCCAACTGGACGTCCGGCTCAAAAGCACGGCCGCCAACGCAAAGACCTGCTACAACGTCTCGGTGATTTGGAGCGCGACCCAGGCCAACACCAAAGACGAGGAGAACGTCTACGCCAGCGGCCTCACCGCCGGCTGGCAGGACAACGACTCGTGGGTGACGGTGAGCGGCGCGACCCCGGCGACCGCCTGGATCGGCAAGGTCCTGCAGTTTTACTCGGCCACCAACGTGTGGGACGGCTGGATCATCACCCAAATCGACGCCACAAACAAGCGCGTCCAACTCAACGGCTCCTTCGGAGCGGCCAAGAGCGGCCAAACCGCCCGCGTCATCACCCCCTACTGGCAGCGGCCGAATACCTGGTTCAAAGAGCTGGGCCGAGACGCCGGCTGGCACCTGGACAAAAGCGTCTGGTACTCGACCACGATCACCGAGATCCAAAGTGGCTACACCTGTTACGCCCGACTGATCCCCTGCAACTTTTACGGCGTCGGCACCGCCAAGGACATCAGCTTTACAATTCCCAGCGACGTCGGAAACATCGCCGACAAAGGCGTCGGCTACGCCAATGACCTGGCCCCGAGCGGCTCGTTTTCCAGCGGCGGCTACCAATGGGAAAAGACCGCCAACAATACCGTCGATCTGATCAAAACATTTTCATTCACCCAATACGCCGGATCGGCCGCCTACCGCGCCGACTCGTTTGTGATCTGCCTGCGGCCCGGCGGCGGTACCCCCGACCCGACCACCGACAAGCTGATCGTGTTCCCGGTGACGCACCTGAGCGGCAGCCAGGACTACGAGCTTAAAATCACCAACCTGGACCCATTCACCGACGTCTCCATCAAGCTATACCAGGCCAAAAACACCGCCAGCGGCCTCAGCATGAACACCACCGGGACCAGCGGCAAATACCTGGCCGACACCGACATCTGCTACGACGATTCCAGCGGCGACCTGACCCTGGCGACCCCCTCGGACAAGACCAGCGCCCGAGTGATCTGCAAGGGCGGCGGCGGCTACGCCGGCGTCAAGATCGGCAACACCTACAGCAACCCGAACTACTACGGCACCATCGAGATACTAGAATCGTCCGCAGGCAACGCCTACCTAACCTTCAAATACAACGGCGCCAACGCCGTGATCGACGCTGGGACCGGAAACCTTAGCATCACCGCAGCACAGATCACAACCGCCGCCGACTTGACCGTCAGCGGAGCCACCTACGCCGCCGGCGGCCTGGACGTGACCGGCGAGGCCCGATGCGACACCCTCCGGATCGACGCCACCCCAGCCACCGGGACCATCACGCCGGACAAAGTGATCGAAATTAACATGAACGGCACGGTCTACCAGATCCCCTGCAAGGCCAAGCCATAGGAGGCGCCCCCATGAACGGCATCACCCGAAAACTGCAGCGGCCCCAGGCGGCCCAAATCACGGTGGACGGCTACACCATCCGCGGCTTTGCCTGGAACCAACACGACCCCAATAACCTGGCGACGGCCCGGCTAACCATCGTGTACGACCTGACCACTACCACCCCGGACGGCGCCGTGGCGCCCAGCCCCCTGCCCGGCCAGCGCAACCTGCAGATCAGCGTCTACGACTCAGGCGAAAACAAGCGGCTCACCGACTGGCTGCTGGCGAGCGGCAAGCCGGATGACCTGCTCGACTGGAATTACCACGATATCGAACGGCTGGTGGAGGCCGACATCCGGGAACGCTTCGGCTACGCGGTGAAATAAATGGCCTACCCGACCAGCACCGACAACCTGGCGCAATTCGTCGATCGCTACATCGACCCGGGAACCGGCGGCCTGACCCCAGGAACCAGCTTGAACGCCAACACCTTCAACGCCCTGGTGGACGAAATCAACGCGATCACCACCGAGCTGGGCGCCCTGCCCAAGGGCAGCTACGCCGACGTGGACGCCCGGCTGGACGCCCTCGAGGCCGGATCGGGAGGAATCCCGAAGATCGACCCGGCCACCGCCGGCAATTTTCCAAAGCAGAAGGCCGACGGCACCCTGGAGGACTCCGGCAGCAAGCCGGCCGACTTCGCCGCCGCGAGTCACAATCATGACGGCGACTACATCAGCATCGTCGGCACCCCGACCGCCGGGAACCTGCCGGCGCTGACCACCGGCGGCGAGCTGACCGACAGCGGCAGCAAGCCGGCCGACTTCGCCGCGGCCGGACACAATCATGACAGCGCCTACTCGGCCATCGGCCACAACCACAGCGGCGTCTATGACCCCGCCGGGACCGCCGCCACCGCCATCACCAACCACGAAGCCGCCAGCGACCCCCACACCGGCTACCAGAAGGAAAGCGAGCGAGGCGCCGCCAGCGGCTACGCCAGCTTGAACGCATCCACGAAGGTTGTCGAGGATCCAGCCAACGCGCAGACCACCCCGGCCGCGAGCAAGATCCCCCTGGC